TATCCTCAACTGAAAGGCTTGATTCCTCTTGTATCTTTTCTAATTTACCCTGCAAAAATTGTCCATCAGCAATAGGTAAATCATAAACAAATTTATTTGATTTTTCTCCTGGAATAACTGTTCCATCTTCTAATAAAATTTCTTTTATTAAAAATCTTTGCAACAATTCATATTCATCAAAAGATACAGTTGCAGGTATAGATTTCATAGCATCATTAATAACTTCTTTATTTTTGTTTTCATCATTAGTTAATTTTGAAACATCAACGCTTACATTTGAAAGAAGAGATCTTTGAAGCTCACTAAATTGCCCATGACTTAGATATTGATAAAGAACAACCTTAGCCTTACTCTTAGGTAATGTTATTTCTATTGTAGGTTTTTCCATATTTACACCTCCTTTCCGAGGGAGGACAGAATAGACCATCAAACTGCCCCCCCTCAATCCTGATTATACATTAAGTATAATCAGTAGCTTTTCCATTTCGCAGAGTTGCTTCCGCGTACCCTGCTTGAGCTTGGTCCCATTCTGCCCGGAAATTTCCGGTTATTGCAAAAAGATCATCAGATCCTGTTTCCATCTCTATATCCTCAAGCATTATTTTCTTAAGAACAATTTCTAATTGTTCAGCATATCCCGAGCCTAAATTTGCTCCGGCTAAAGTTACAATTAAACTTCTTTTTGTCAAATTGTAATAGGCATCTCTGTCTGTTACATTTTCAAAGAAAAGAGTAAATGATCCCGTTACCTCCACTGGACCATAAGTTATTGTGTCAGGTTGCTGTGAACCAGTCTTATAATTCATTTCAAGGTTGTTGGCAATGCTTAATTTGAAGTTAGTAAGTTTAGTTGCAGTAGCACCTCTTGCGGCATTAACGGTTGATCCAAATTTGGCATTCATATCTTTCCAAGTATAAAGCGTGCCTGAAGTTGTTGTTTTGCTTGGAGCAGAAACAGATGAGGGTCCTTGGGACATAAAGCTTGCCTTTATAGTCGCAATTCCATCATTTGTAACCTCAAGCTCACAAACATCAACACATGCATAAGCGTATCTTTCAACATCAACGCCCTTATAATCCCAAAGAGTCGCTGAAGTTGCATTGTTTCCTGATACAGTTGGAGTTAATAAATGGTCATGAACCGGAGGTGTTGCATTTTTTTGAGTTCTTGCTTCAAGTCCCAATGCTAGTTTCAAAAGATAACCAGCATTAATTGAGTCAAGATACATTGTTACATCACCCTCACCCCACAACTTACCAGATACAGAACCAAAATCCTTTACTCTTGTTTCTCTTGAGGAATTATCCATTAAAGCTTCGTGATGACCCCGAATGGAATTTTCAATGAAAGGAATAAAAACATCCGGCGTAGCTTCCGCAGAACCGGATGAAGCCTCTATTGCAAGGCCCAAATAACCAAGTCTTCCAATTTTTTCAGCCATATTTTATTTCACCCCCCTTCATAATAACATACTAAGTAATTGATGGCACAACATTCATGCATTCAAGAACAAATTCAGCAAGCCTAGTATCTCCCATTTCTCTTTCAACGTAAGATAAATCACCCCTGACAGGCACAACAAACTTTACAGTCCCGGAAAGAGTTGTGTCCATGTCAAAAGCTGTTAATATTTCATCCACCATTTCGCGAGCCAAGCGCTCAGTTTTTTCATTTCCAAAACCTGTTGATGTTCTTTCCTGATATATCCTTACAGTTATTTCGTAGCGCCTTTCATTTCTTATAGTATCTCCAAATCTGCCTTCAAATCCCGTTGGAGTAACTGTTGCAAATGGATATTTTCCATCTTCAGGCTTTCCCACCTCATATTCATATACAGCATGAAGACCGGAAACACCCCTTAATTTATTTGCTACTGCAACTGATATGTTTTGAACATCTGTCATATTATTTTGCCATTGCAACTACAAGTTGCCTCGCTGCTTCACTAAATTGCCTCAATACAAATTCTGCTTCACTCCTAAATGTTGGCTCCATATATGGTTGAGCTTTTGTTCCCTCTTTTGCAATTTTTCTTGCAACAATAAAACCAATACCTGCAACCCCAAGCTTACGACTTGCCCATCTTTCAATTGGCTGAACCGGAGGCATTTTTTTCCCAGGAGTTCTACCAAATTCAACAACAGCTCCATATTTTTCGCCAACTGCAACAACTCCTCTTTGATGATTTGCCTCTCTTTCAGTAACTGATTTAACAAGATTTCCTTGAAAAGTTGTTCCATTTGCAGTTATTGTATTTCTTGCAACATTTTGTATTCTTTGAGTTGCTTTCTGCATGGCTTGAGAAAACATTCCACGATAATTAACCCCGGCATTCCTAAAATTGCGCTGGAGTTCCTCTAATCCCTCAATTTTAATAGTAAATTGCTCAGCCATACTTATTCATCACTCTTAAATAAAACAACCTCTAGGTGCGGTATAGGACCCCAATTGTGGTCATTTATTCCCTTGACTATAAATTTTTCGTTTGTGCCACTTACAGTTACCCTATCACCTATTCTTAAACCGGATATGGTAATAAAAGCCTGAAAAGTTTGCCCATAAGCTCCATCAGTAATTGCCGTTAATTCAGCCGTTGCCGGTTGAATGTTCATTTTTACAGCATGATAATTACCAACTGCTAAATATTTTTCCTTATCACTATCTGATTCTAAAGGCGTAAGCCTATCAATAGACACTACTTTATCTAAATACATATTTATCTCCTATATGGATTCAAAAGCCGTTTTGCATCTTTTACAAATTTACTCTGGCCGGTTTGCCAGTCAGAGAACTTAAAAGATACTTGGCCTTGGCGGATCTCAGAGGCCCCCATTTGATTATTTTGGGATGAAAGAATATCTTTTGTTATTAAAATTACAGCCTGTTGAATGCTTGAAGGCAATTCGTTCGCTTCCCATCCTCCTCTATAAGAAATTTTTGTAAAAAAATGAGTGTATTTAAGCTGATAAAAATTAGTAAATAAAAGATCTCCCTGAAGCGCAATTTCCTGATAAGGATAACGGATATTTCTTTTTGAATAATCAATATTATATTTAGGTAAATTATCAGCAGTTATTGTCAAATTTATTGTTGTGGTCCCTTTAGTAACTCCTATAGCAGAAACGCTTTGGACCGGTATTTTTTGTGGAAAAATAACCAAATCCCCTTCAGTAGTAACCATGCCCTTAGCAACCTCATCAACAATATCTTCAGCCAAAGGAGTATATTCTAAGTAATCAGACACTATTTTACTTGCTTGAGAAATTATGCCTGAAAGAGTAGGAGCATCAAATTTAGCAGTATCAACCTCCGGAGCAAAGCGCCCGAATTCATTAACAGTAATTAGATTATTATCAGTCATAAGCATTGCCAACTTTATATCTCTTGAACTTACTCTTTTCGGGCCGTTTGAGAGTAAGTAGACGGCCCGAATTCAAGAGAAAGATATTTAGCCTATTGCTAAGCCTCCAATCTTCATCTGGAAAGGTTCTCCGATGACCTCAAGAACCTGAGCTTCCAAAACAAATCTAATAGTAGAAAAGTTTTGAGAAGCAACATCAACCCTTGACATAGGAATGAGTTCTTCTATTTGAACCCAATTTTCCCCAGCAGGATCTTTTTCAGTTAAAAGATAAGCATCTCCTCCAACATACCTTGACACTTCAAGGTCAATTATATTTCCTGTAACAGGATTTATAACATTAGATACTCTGTATCCAGCAGTTACATTTCCAGTGTCAGAGATGAAACCTCTTTGAATAGAGCCTGACCATTCAAGGTTATCGGCAACTGCTCTATTTTGCCTCGCATTTGCATACAAAACACTTGGATCCCCTCCGGCATTATAGCTTGTATTGCAGAAGTTTCCAATTCCAGAAGCAGTTAAGAGTGCAGCATTACCAGAATTTGTGGTAATTTGCTTTCCGAGTCCATCAAATTGAAGAGCAGATGTGTCAACATCTCCTCCAATAAGAAGTTCTTCTTCTCCAAGCATGACCTCAACAGCTTTGGTTCTCTCACGAGAGTCAAGCATATTGGATCCACCAGTTACCTGATTATTTCCTAGTTGATTTCTGGTTGCTGCTATTGCTAAGCCTCCGACCTCAACCTTTCGCCCAAGAAGCTTAAATGGATAAGCAACTGTGCTGTAAGTTTGAGAAGTTTCGTTTGGCGCTCCAGCATCAGCAAATGCAATAGCGGTATTGGTTCCAACACCCGCTGCACCAGTGTTTGAATGGAGTTTTGAAGTCAAACGCTTAAAAACAGCCGCTTGACCAAATCCTTGCACCCTTGGTGTCCTATTTCTAATAGGAGTATGAACAGGAACCAAGAGCTTAATGTCCTCGGTTATGTTCTCAGGAGCAAAAACAGATCTGTCAGGAGGAGAAAACGGTTGTGTAGCAATCGTTTCAGCCGCCTTCATGATCATATCTCTTGCCTGTGCATCAAATTGTTCTAAAACATTGTTCATTATATTCACCTCCTTTCAAAAGGATACAGCTTTATTTTCCGGTTTTTCCGGCTTTTTCTTTTTCAAGCTGTTCTATCTCGCCCATAAGCCTTGCAGCTTCCTGGGAATGCCTTTTGGCAAACTCTTGTTTACCAATCTGGTCATATATTTTATTTAACTCGGCAAGTCTAGCTTTTTTTTGAGTAAGCTCACCGCTCTCTTTCTTAGTATCACTATCAGAAGCATTATTAGAGGTATCTCCAATTTGCTTCATAACCACTGCTGATTTTGATTTTGTTGCAGCAGGAGTTTTTTCCAACATGGCAACTCTGCCTTCCAAAGACACAAGTGTTTCTGCTACTTTCGCAAGGCTGCCAGCCATAGAACTGATAGCTTTAACAAGATTCTTTGAAGGTTCATCCTTTTTTGCAGGATTCATTTTTTCAAGAGTCTTATTTACAGAATCTAGTTTTTTCATTGATGCATTTAATTCCCCTGATTCAACTGAATCGGTATCCTCTTCAGCTTCCTCAGCCTCATCTTCGGCATCTTCTTCCTCAGTTTCCTCGGATTCATCACCCTCGGTTTCTTCAGAATCTAGTGTTTCATCCTCAGCTGTAGTTTCCTCAGATTCAACATTTTCATCTTGAACCTCTTCATCACCTTCAGCCTTAGTTAGTTTTTTGGCTTTTGTCATACTTAAAATCACCCCCTCTCTTAAAAGATTCGCAATGTTATTATTACCAAAATTAATTGACTTTAGAGCTTTGATTTTTGCATCAAGCTCTTCTGCCGATTTACCCTCAAAAATTCCTTCGCTTTTTTCTCCTTCAGGCTCATTTGCTTCAACAGAAAGAATTTGTTTTATAATTTCAAGAACTTTTTTAAGTTTTTTAGTATCTTTTCCTTTATAGTCATACCAAGAAATAATATCTTTAACTTGAATCATGAGATTTGCCATTGCATAAGCTGTTTCTGCATCTTTAGATAATTTACCCCTTTTCCAAACCTCTATTGTTGCATGTTTATTTGCCGGAACATCAACTAATGAAATTTCAATAAGATCAAGCTCCTGAATTACATTTCCGGCGCGCTTTACAACATCTCCACCAATAGAAAAAGCTTTATAAACGCCTTCTTTAACAAGTTCCCAAGCTTCTTTACTAACAATTTTAGCTCCTACATAAAGACCTTTTTTATCAACTACAGCTTCTTTTGTAGTACCAATAGCTTTAGGCTGATGCATTTCCCGGATAGTTGGAAACTTTAAGTAATCAGGAAGAGCTTTTTCAAGAGCTTCTACCTTAATAATCTCCCCGTCTGAATCAAGATCCCCTGTTGAGGCATACCCATAAACCATTTGAGCCTCTTTATCTATTTTGGCTATCTTAAAAGTTCTTTCCCATTTCATATTTTTTGCCACAAAAAAACCGCCTCGGCGGTTAAACCCTAGCAAGCTAAAAAAAGCTCACCCTTCAAATTGAATATCTCAAAAAAAGGTCAACTTGTCAAGTATTGATGAATTATCCAAATAGCCTATTTACCTTTAGGTATGTTTCGCTCTTCCACGATTTTACCTACCCAAGCCTGTAAATTGGCTACGTTTCTGGCAATTTTCGCACTCACAGTAATTCCTGAATAAAGAATGTTGTGAAGCGTTGCAATATCATCATTAGTAAGTTCATCCACAGTGGCTTTCGGAGCTCTTGCTGCCGATTCTTCCTGTTTTAATGATTCTTGATTTGATGTTGGTTGCTGTTGCTGTTGGTCCATGAATAATTCACCTCCTTTCTTTGAGTTTTAAGCGTATCATACTACCCTACTCCAAGCAAGAGTAGGGTATTTCCTCCTCCAATAGTCCATTCCGGATAAATTGAATAAGCATCAATTGGAGTTCCATTATTAGTAATTCTAAATTCATAAGTTGCGCCATCTTCTGCATTATCAGAAGCCTTAAGACACCATTCAATTTCTGTATAGCCGTTACTACCTATATCAATTGCCGTTGCCGGATTACTGGTTTCGTTAATTTTCCCTGAAGTAAAATTAGCAACAGTTTTACCGGATGGAGGAGTAAGCCTTGGAGTAGTAGCTGCACCATCTACAAAATTGTTAGATGGATTCATAACAATTGGAGGCGTTGGAGTTTCCTCTTCTGCATATTTCCAAGAGGCGAAAACACCCACAGACTCATTTGAAGTACCAAAATTAATAAGTATGGTTCTTCCAGCTTCAGCACTCAAAAACTCATCACTTGCAGAAGTTACAGTAACAAAAGTCTCAAGAGTATTGTCATGGTCCTCTGTTAAACCAGTCCAAGCAGCGTTTGAATTTGCAGCCGTAATACCTGTCCCAATTGCAAACCCTCCAGCTGGAACATCCAAATTAACAGTTGGGTCAGCTGCTAAGCTTGTGTCACTATCATAAGGAGTTGTACTTTCAAGGTTAATAGCTCTATATACTTGGATTGCACACCTAACCATTCCTGCCCCAAAAACAATAACTATATCTCCGGTTGTACCACTTGGAACCACCGCATAAGCAATTGCTCCAACATCAGTGTTTGTTACAGTATTAGTGTTTTGAATAACCGTTGCAGTTACTCCACCAATCGTAACACTTGAAATGGTTGTACTACCACCAGCTTTTCTTGAACTAATACCAACAATAATCAATCTGTCAGCAGCAACATCTCCTAAATTTTGAGAAGAAAAGGTATAGGTTGTTAAATCACTTGTATCATTTGTTGCTTGCAAAAATTCAAACATATCATTCACTAGTTACTGTCGCCCAAGATTCACTATCGTTTGGCGTTTTTTTTCTAAATTCAAGCTGCGGTGTAATTGATGAAGGATCTCCCGTTGCATTAATTTGAGTCCTAAGCCTTGTATTTATATTTTTGCCTCTTTGAATGTTTGCACTATTTCCAGCAAGAAGAGTTGCTGATTGTTCAGACCCATCATCATCTATAAATTGATGAGAATGTTGAGAAAGAGTAGGAGTTGCTGGAACAGAGTAAGTACAATAAATCCCAGCTCTAGTATTAAGAAAGTTAGGACTTCCAATGGAGGAAGGCCATGTTCCATAAGTAGAAACGACAAGAGTCCAAGCACTAACACCACCAACAGTTTCTGATTTCATGTATTTTGTTCCAGAAGCATTTGAAGCCCAAACTACTAAGCCATAGCTAGTACCATTTATGAAGCTTGGAGCGCTATTGAAATTAAAATCTATCCATTCCCCTAAGTCAACAACGTTTCCAACACTTTTTTGTTCAGTTTGACCATTAGCATGTTCAGCACTTCCATCTGAATTATAGACATTGCATTTTATATTATGTGTACCAGTATCACCATTGTCTGCAATGGCAACAGTTATTTTTTCTCCCACCCCATTCTCTGATATAGAAGCGAGAAGTCCTCCAATTCTGTCCTCAATCCAAGCTATAGTGCTTGTTGGAATGCTTGTGTAGCCAAAAGTAGGGTCAATAACAATAGGATAAATAGCTTTATCTAAAAATTCTTGCGGAACTATAACCTGCAAATTTTTATTGTCAACATCAATAAAGAGTTGACACCATGCTTCTTTTCCACTTGCATCAATTGCCTTAGGCCTATAAATGTGTCCAAATTTTCCAATTTTATAAAATTTTCCGCCTATCCGATTATTCTGCTTTGATTTATGATACAAAGCGTAAGTTCCTATAATGTTTTCAGGTCTATAATAAAGTAAATTTCCATTTTTATCTCTATATTCTGTTTCAGTCAAAGATTCACCCCTGTTAGGAATTATAAAAGCAGTTAAAGGAGGTTGGTAATGAAAATCAAGTCCTTTTGTTTCTATGGTTGCTTGTAAAATATTTGATACTGGTTTTTCTTTAAGCAACCACTCAAACTCAAGGCCTCCATCTTCACTAACCTCTGGCTTTTCATAAATATGCACCTCTTGTTTATCGGATACATACTTAACTTTTTCCCCTTCAAATTTAACCACAGCATCAGCAAACTCTTCTGCACGAATGGAGAAATTTACTTCATTGTCCCACCTCATTAATTTCACTTGAGGCTTAAAGTCAGGTTGTTTGTGATCTCCTATTTGAATTTCAATTTTGTCTTCCTTTTGAGATTTTACCTCACGCCCTAATGTATTATTGTCAACTGCAAATTTAGAGGATATTTCCTGAGGTAAATTCCTTGGCAAAGAAAGTATTTTGTCCATAATTACTCATATACATAAGTTAACCAACCACCAATTCTTACAGGATTACTTAAATTAACAGTTACTCCTTGACTTACAATTGTCTTCATGTTTCCAATTTCAGCTTCAGGAATTTGATAACCCGCGCCCGCATTGAGGTCCATTGGGCCAGTAAGATCTGAATTATTATTTGATTTAAGCTGGACAGTAACTGCTGATTTTGCCATAATTACACCATTCAAAATTTTTACCCTTCTATTGGCAAGACCGGAAATAAGCGTTGCAACCGGAAATATTCCTGAAGTATTTATTGGTTGATGAATAGGCGTTAATGGTACATTCCCGGACCCCGCAATAATATCTCCTCTAGTAACTCCGTATACAGCACCGGAGATTGTTACATTACCATTTATTCCTCCCGCTATAGGCAATGGCCTGCCTTTTTGCGCAGCTCTTACTACTCCAGAATCATCAAGCCACATTGTTAAGGTTCCTGTTGGAGTAGCTGCAACTTGATTGTTTGAATATTGAATACCTCCGCCAAATGATGAAATCTGATCTCCGGAGCTATCAACTATTGCAACAGCCAATGGATCAGAATTTGATAAATCAAATTGACTAATAATCCCAACGCTTCCTTGAATAGTTACAGAGCCATCAATGGTAATGCTATTACCTCCATCTTGTATATTTACAGCAGCACCTCCGGAAGCATTGTTAATTGTTACATCTCCAATATCAACACCGCTATTTGCTTGACCAATAACCTTAGCCGCATCAGCACCATTATCCCAATCATCCATTATTGCCAAAGACGCTGCCATTGCATCCAATACAGCATTATCAACAGCTGATAGCTCAGCAGTAACAACATCGGCATTAGTTAAATCTCTTATATCTAAATTAATTGCATCAACAGTTATTGAATTACCACCGTCTTGTATATTAACGGCTGAAGCTCCGCCGGCATTATTCACTGTTACATCCCCAATATCAACTCCACTGTTTGCTGCAAGAGTAGAACCTGAAATATCCACCTTGTCTGAAGCAAACACCAAATCTCTTACATCAAGATTTGTTGCTGTGACAGTTGTTGTAGGCATAGTTACTACATCAACTTGAGCCTCATTTCCGGATACCACGTTGTCTATTGTTTGAAGAGAAATAGTTATTTCTTCAAGACGATTAAGAATATTTTGGCCCATTGTATGAGGCATATAATTCCCTGAAACAGTAGTTGTTCCGGAAATTGTTACATTGCCATGAACACCGGCATTTACAGGCAACGGATGACCTTTTTGAACAGAACGAATTCTTCCTAAGTCATCAAGCCACATTGATACTGTTCCTGTAGGTGTAATGTCAGTATCTCCATTATCATATTGTGTACCTCCACCAAATGAACTTATTTGATCTCCACTTGCATCTACAATAGCAACAGCAAGAGGATCTGCATTTGTTAAATCAAGCTGAGTTACTGTTCCCACACTCCCAGCAATTGTTACTGCACCATCTACGGTAATGCTGTTTCCCCCATCCTGTATATTTACAGCAGATCCGCCACCGGCATTATTAATAGTAACGTCACCAATATCTACGCCTGAGTTAGCACCTAATGTTCCTATTGATGCACTTCCAGCTCCAAGAACAACTGTTTCACCACCCAAAGTAATTGGTACATCAGATTGATTTGATGCAATAGCAACCGAAATTGAATTTGCCATTGTCTGTTGACCCTCATTTGGCAAAGAAACAACATCAACTTGAGCTTCGTTTCCAGATACGATTGCTTCAAGAGCAGTTACAATTCTTTGTGTTAATGTATGAGGGGTAAAACTACCCGATACTGTTGTTGTTCCGGAAATTGTTACATTGCCATGTATACCTCCCGAAATAGGTAACGGCCTGCCTTTTTGAACAGAATATATTCTGCCCAAATCGTCAAGATACATCATTACGTTACCTGTAGGAACAGTATCTATATCATTATTATCGTATTGAACTCCTCCTCCAAATGAAGTAATCTGGTTGCCATCACCATCAACAATTGCTGTTGCAAGCGAATTAGAGTTTGAAAGATCAAACACAGTTGCTTTTATATTTCCATCAACACCATCAAGTATTGCCCCATTTCCTTCAATTTGAACATCTCCAAGGCTTGCTGTAGTACTTAAAGTACCGTCTCTAAGCTGTGAAAGAATATCTTTAAGAATAGATACTTGTTGGCCTCCGCCATTAACACTTGTAGAAGCAAAAGGATTAACAAAGCGTTTTCCATCCCAAATTGACACAGGAACAATTTTTCTATTTCCAAGTTGAAGTTGAGGAATATCTGTTATAACTTCTCCGGTAATCTTGTATTCATCAGGAAAATCAACCTTTGCAATAACTTCACCCTTTATTTTTTGAATGTCCGGGAAATCTACATCCGCCTTAACCACTCCCTTTATTCTTTGCACATCCGGAAAATCTACAACTGCCCTAACCATTCCTGAAACTTTATGGATTGCTTCAGAATCGTCATTGATAGCTTTAACTAAGTCTTTAGTTTGCTCAATTAATTGCTTAATACCGGCAACTTTTTGAATTTCCGGGAACTGAACATAAACCCTGGGAGTATTTACAAGCCTAACATCTCTAGGTCTTGAAAATTCTTTCTCAACCATTTCTTTAATGGTTTTTTGAATCTTTTCCTTTGTTTCTTCCTCTATTTTAGAAATTTCCTTATCCAAGGAACTAATTATCTCTTCACTTTCAGGCTTGACTGATTTTTTTTGAAGGCTTTTATTAAAAGAGGCTTCTTCTTTTTTTATAATTTCTTCATCTACATTCATAAAAATGGCTCTTTTTTTATACAATATCTTATATTAGGTAAAAATACAACAATTATTAACCTGTCCAAATGTTCTGAGGTAATTGCCAATCGTCCGGAATTACTTCTTCCATGTAACATCTGCAACTCACATGGCCCGGCGGATGTTGAACCCCAATTGAAAATTCCCTATTAATATTAACCTTTTCACCCTCAATGGGAGAACAAATAGGACAAACCCTCTCATCAAGTGAAGTACGCCATATTTTTTCTTTTATATTATTTCTCTTTGATGCTTCCAGTTCAATAAATCCCATTGCCTTAGCAGTTTCTGTCAAAACAATGCGCTCAGCCCTTATTTCAGAAATCGTTTCTCCATCCTCAAATAGCATTTTTTGAATTTCAAATGGGCTAAGGCCTTGATCTTTGCCTTCCTGAATCTTTCCGGCAATCCATTCTTTCGTATAATCATCAACTGAATCAATTGTAAGGTTAGAATAATTTGAAAAATAATCAATTATTCTCTGGTCTTTAAGTCCAAAAACAGCATTAATTCCCAATTTATCAAAAGCCGCTTGACCCCCTTGATCCCCTGCCCAGATCAAATAAGCCGCTAAATCAATTTTTTGAGCTAAGGGATCCTTATTAATTAACACTCCGACCTGAGCCAAAAGCTCTGCAGATGGATTTCTTGCTTTCGCTAAAGACATTAAAAGAGGTAATGTATCCTTATAATCTGCAATTTTTTTTATCTGAGAATAAAGTGCTTTTATTAATTTTTTTTCAAAATTTTGATAAGTTTCTGAATGTTCAGCATTATATAAAGCAACATTTGTTCCTTTTTGATAAACAAATTTCTCTATTTGAAGGCGGGTATTATGCAAATGCATCTTGCTCAAGCTTTCTTAATTCCCTTGCATGTTTTAGAAGGACCATTGATGCATTAATTTCTGTATCAAGATAAGTGTCAAACAAGACCTTTGCCTGAAGCTTTGATTTTACATCTGCAAGCCCTTCCTCAATCTCCTTATGAATTTCCGGTCTTATATATTCCGAAGGAAATTTAGTTCTTAGAGCCTTACCTTTTTCAATATCCCTGTAAATACATTTGCGCCAACGTCTAAGGTCCATGCGCTCCATTTTTTCTTGCCTATTAACCTCATTATCTTCTTCATCTTGATTATTTTCATTTGTTTTTTCATTATTTAATTTATTTGCACTTTCCTGAGATGCTTTAGGACCAACTGAGCCTTGAATTAAATCTTTAACAAACATAGGACCGGAGGATGTCATAATAAAATGATCTACACCAATAGGTTCAAGCCCAGCCTCAATTCGTTTTTCATCAATTGATCTTTGTCCGGTTTCAATCTGAATTTTTCCAATCTCAGCTTCTTCTTTTTGATCAACAGGATTAAGATTACCCCAAATAAATTGGAGCTTATCAAACCCCATGTGAACATGAAGTAATTCATCAAAATTTTCTTTGATAAAATTAGCAAGAGGAATAAGACCCCTTTCCTTACCAATATCACTCTGACTTTCAGCGGTTGCTCTATTAACATTTATAGTAATGCCAATATCTTGAGGCTGAACATCAAAAATCGCACAGGTTTGTTGCAAAAGCCATAATTCAAACTTTTCAAAAGCCATGTCCTCCGGTTTTTTAGCCGGTGTATAAACAGACCCATTAGGCAAGAATTTAAGTCTATGAATCATTTTTTGATCTCCTGCTAAAAGCGCATCAAACCACATTTGCCATTCCTCAATCTGTTCTTTTGTAGTCATTTGTTCTTCAGGCATTGTTACAAAACCTTCAGGAATATTATTTTCTTTGAAATATCCAAGGTTATATAAGGCTCCCTGCACCGCAGACTCTGCCTGCAATATTAACGATTCAAGCGGAGCAAAACCGTATGGCGAATAAGAACGATTACCCATAAAGTCATAAAGCATTTCTTCAGTTGTAAATTTAGCAACAGTTGTCCCTTGAATAATTTGTTCATAGGCTGGTTCCGGAGGCTGAGGCGTTGCTCCTGAATCAGTAACTCTTAAAGCAATAGTAGTTGGATCAACAGGAACAAGATACATAAATTCATTCCCTCTTGTTTTTTGATACTCAAAAGAAATTGCATCAATTGAAAGCAAATCATCCACCATAATAGTCAAAAGCTCTCTCAGCCTTGTATTAGGCCCCATTGGATGATTAAAAAATTCTTTTGCTTTTTCAATTTGAGATTCATAACCCTTTTCATTTTCTACCTCATCAATGGTTGTAATTTCCCATTCAAGTTGAGTTATTTGCCTTATCCGCCTGTTTATACAAGCTCTTGCAATTGGATATATTTGAGCCATCCGCCTTAAATAGGAAAAAGGAATATCAGACAACGGTTTTCTATCCGGGTTTTGATTGTAATTATACCGTTGAGTGTAATTAAAGCGCATTGCTTCTTTTTTTGTTAGTAACTCCATTTTATAAACCTCTTCCTTAACAGCGCTTTCAACTAAAGATGGTATTTTTTGCTCTAACTCTACTTTATCTTGAGAAATTTTAGCCAATTGAATATCTTTTTCTTTAAGTACTTTTGCAGGAATTACTTTTACTTTTTTATCCTTTTGGTACGTTGATACCAATCCTTTGAATATTGGGGTTTTGTAAAAATGAGTTCGGATTGAACTTGCTATTTTCATTTGCTTGGTCCTTTATAAAATCAGCAAGCGCAGATCTTTTTCCGAGCAATGTCATTGCTCCTTCAAGAGCATCTGGTCCATCATCATGATCTGCTGACGGGAAATTTACCAGTTGCTCAATCAGCTTCTGCTGATCCCTTCTAAATTTCAATATACCATTTTTAACATCAGGTTGCAAAGACTGAATTCTTAAAATTTTATCAGCATTTTGCCTAATACCTCTAACAAGCACGTTTACTCTTTGCTCTTGAATAGCTTTTGAAAAATTATCCTTGAAGTACTCTTGAAATTGATTTTCCTCAACTCCTATAATTTTTGCAGGCCATATTGATAAATGCGCTATAGCATCTGAGATAATAAGATCCGGATGCCTTTTTTGTATATCTGCCAAAAGACAATAGATTTGTCCATTTGAATCAATTCCTAATACAACAATAGCTGAATAATCCCCTCCTTTTTTGCCCATTGAAGGATCAATAAACATAACAATCTTCAAATCCTTACCAATTAATTCATTATCTTCAAAGTATTGAATCCAAGAGGGATGAAATCGTCTATCATCATCAGACAAGGGCTCATTTTGCTTTTCTGAACTAAATGCAGCTGGACCATCAGCCAAACGCTGAAGCATAAGGCTGTAATAATCTTCTTTTTCAGGCCAAAGAACCTCAGTTCCCTCAAGCATTTCTTCTCTATTGGCTTCAAAAAAAGCTTTAGCATCTTTTAAGTTATTTTTATTATTAAGATCATTAACAATATTTTCCCAATCATCCCATTTTGAAGAAGCAGACCATCTAATTACCGCCTGATACTTAGCAGTTTTATATGTAGGATTTTTTAACAACTTTGCCAACAAAGAATCATAATGCAAAATTGTTCCTATAACTATTTTATCAGTCCGCTCATCTCCTGCTTTCGCTAAGGCTTTTGTATACCAAAGATCTACTTTTTTTCGTTGCTCTGGGCTCTCAATGTTTTCATCATTTTCAAGATCATCTCCAATAATTAAATCCGGCCTCCATTGCTTAAAGCGTCTACCTCGGATTCTTTTACCTGTACCCAAAGCCTGAATCCTAACCAAATCATTCTTGAGAATTATGTCTGAATTAGTCCAAACAAGACCCACCTGATCCCCGAAATCATCAATAAGCAAAGCATTATCTTCAAACTCTGCTCTTATATTCATTAAGAACTCATTGGCTTGAGAAGCTGTATCCGAGATAATAACTATGTAATGTTTTTTCTTATAAACTGCAACCCAAATTGGTAAAGCAAGACTAACAATTGTTGATTTAGCATTACCTCTGGGAGCTGCTTTGGCTATATTATCAGGAGTTCCATTATCTATTGCCTCTTGAATCTCTTCAAACATCTCTTCATGCATTACAGAAGGTTCTGCATAAAAATATTGAGGAAAGTAGGTCCGGCAAAATTCTTTGAACTTATGTTCACAAGTTTCAATTCGGTTTAGTCTGTGCCGTTGGTACTCTAAGGCCGCTTCTGGGGTCAATACCCAATCTGGCACACTCCTTAATATAGTCCTCACGAGTCATCTCCTTTCCTGGTTGGTCTTTAACATTTATCTCAGACTTGCGGACAGTAACCACGCCTCCCCGGTCCATTTGTTCCTTAATAATATTAAGAGCAACTTGAAATTCTCCATTCTTTATAGCCTTTTGAAGTAAAGAGCGCAAAACCTTAACCCCATTTTCCGCATCCCTTTTCAATTCTTTTCGTATTTCATCCTCTGATTGTTCATTAAGTTTTGCAGAGTAGGTAAGATAAGGAATATATAAACGGCCATCAACCATAAACCATTGCTTAATAGTGCTTTCACTTACAGAAACATTGGCATATTTTGAAATTTCATTAGCAATTTGTCTATACGTCTTGCCTAAATATTTAAGTCTTATTGCTTCTTGCTCCCAACGTGTCATAAAAGTTTTAATTTGTATTAAAAAGTTAATTAATTTTAGCAAAAATTATTAAATCTTTTTTGTTTATAATTGATATATTTAATATATAGTAAGCACCACTACTCTACTCTCTCTACTCTTTTGCATGTTTTTTATTTTTGAGGCTGGAAGAGTAGTTTTTTAGTGGAGTAGGGTAGTGGTCAGCCTCAAGGAAATTAACACTTTTCACAGACTTTTCACAACTAATATCCTAATTCCCGCAATATCTCTGCACGCTCTACAGCAACATTAGATATTTTTTCAGTTATTAAATCAATATCTCCGGGCCTATAATTACCATTAGCAAAATCTACACATAATCCTGCAAATTCTGCAGCATAACCAAAAGCTTTATCGTCAACTACTTTAAGCTTTTTCCATTTATCTTCCGCAGAACACACCTCTTTAACTACTTCTTTGGTTTCAACAACAGGATTGCCGCTTACTCCTACGCCAAGACTTATACCAAAAAGCAACACAAATAAGAATGCCCCAACAATAATAAGTTTATCCATTATTCTTCACCTCCTCCCTTACCAGATTCTTCTAACCTTACATTTGGATTATAAAGCTGAACCACAAAATTATCTTTATTATCTTCTATAATTGAAACACTATTGTATCCTTCCTTTTCAATAGTCAAAACCTTTGTAGGTTTTTCCGGATATATAATTGCCATACTATTCACCCCCTAACCAATCTTTGAATTTTTCCTGAACATTTTCACTGCCATGACACTTCTTAAATTTATTACCACTACCACATGGGCAAGGATCATTTCTACCGGCTTTATCAATTCTTTGGCCCATTCTCCTTTCAGACTCTAACTCTTCATAAGCCTTTACAAACAACTTATCCCATTCATTAACAATATTTTCCCAAGATAAAGTCTTAACCCATTCATAAGCCCTTTCAACAATTGGCTGAACTTTCCTAGGATTTTTATATGCCCAAAGCATTTTCTGAACCATATCATCAACATTGGTTAAGGGCCTGATTCTTTCATTGTCTTCTATTCCCATACAAACCCACTCTGAAGTTGTGCTTCCGGCTTTTACAGGAATGCCCCTCAACTTATCCGATTCTTCCAAAAACTTCTCAGAATAATCAAAATCCTCAGAATTAAAAATATCAATAATACTTGTTATATTAGGAGCAATAATAGGAGTTTTAGTTGCCATAGCCTCAGTTGTTATAAAACCCCATCCCTCACCTAATGTTGTAGTTATGCAAAGATCAGAAGCATTATAAATCTTATTAACAACCTCAACAGGATAACCAACGCCTGAATTAAAATCTTCAGGAACCGTATAATCCTTGTTTGGAGAAAGACCAAAGTTCCTTGCCATTTCATGAACTGAGCCACCGGCATCCTGATCCTTACAATGAAGATACAAAAATGAATCAGGAACAATGTTCTTAAATATAGAAAATACAGCTAATGTTCTAGTAATATCCTTTCTTGGCTGATTTCTACTTACGTTTGTTATTAAATATGTACTATCTTTTATGTGATTGCCAAAATATTCTTTTCTAAACTTAATTCTTTCTTCATCCGGTAAAGGCCTAAAAACATTAACATCAACACCATGAGGTATAACTGAAATTCTTTCCCTTAATGACGGCGTTACAAGTCTTGCCTTCTTAGTTTCAGCATTTTTTGAAAGAGATAAATTAAAAGTAGTATAAAAACTATCTTTATCATGCATAAGGATCATTTTCTTTCCCCATTCACAATAAGCAACCGGATAACTTGCTAAAGCAATTGCCCTATCCACCCAATTTTCTTTAATATCCGAATCAACAGGAAAATATCCAATCCATTTGAACCAATAATTTGTTGGTAATTGTCTTTTCCACAATTCAATATCTACTTTAAGTTGCTCAGCAAAGGGATATTCAACCCCTAAACCCTCAATCACAAATGGATCCTGAATCGTAAAAACTATATCCCAAGGACCAACTAAACCAAACTTATTTTCAACACCATTTAGTGCATTAAGAACTCTGCCCCGGCCATACATATCAATGTAACCTTGAGGCATTGCAGGGTATATGTTGTAAGGATGTTTTGAACGATCATAAAAATCACCATGATAATTTATACCAATAACATCAATATCATATTTACCGGTGTCAGCAAGTCCCTTTAATACATTTCTTGAAACTTGAGCAAAACCTGTTGCTGCCGTTGGACTATCACAAAGAGCCAAAACCTTTATTTTTTTTGCTGATACTGCCTTTGAAGCCTCAACACTACCATTTACATTTTCAATTATTATTGGGTTATTTGTTTTTACCAGTTCCATATTTTTTTATAAAAATTTTTATATCCTCCAAAGTCTGAATAAGGTCAAAAGGAATATCTTTAATTTCATCATATAATGTTTTTTTGAACTCTTCAAACTTTTCAAGGACAGCCATATTAATCAGCCTTAAATTTCTTTTTCCCTACTTTTCCCAAAGCTCTAATCCAAGAAACTATATCTTCTCCTTTTTTCTGCTTCAAAGCAATTTTTCTTTGCAAATTTTGTTGCTCCTCTTCCGATAAATCTTTATATCCCTCAATCATATTTATGTATTGACTATCCTCCATAATCGGAGCTGTTTGGAACGAAACAGAAATTCCTATTTTACATTTCAAGCCTATTTCATCAGCAGGCATTGCAAATATCCAATCCCAAAATTTTTTCTTTAATTCTTTTGGTAAATTTCCCATACCAAGATCTCCCCAAAAATCACATGGAGGAATAAATGTTTTTTCAAAATCCTGCTTAAAATGTATTCCGTCAACTCTACATCCAAATTTCATTTTATAAATCTCCCGTTATTATCCCTTTTTTGTTTTTTAGCTCTTAATGATTTCTTAAAACATGCCCATTCATATTTTATAGACCTAACTTGAGCCCATAAATAAAATTTTACTCCTACCATCACCAATCCCTCCAATTCTTTGCTGCATCACCAAAAGGTTGCATAAAACCTTGACCATCCATTACTTCCGGATGCTCACCACCCCATTTTCTTAAATAATAACTTTGATTTTGTCCATGATAAGAAGCAGCATCATGCCTTATTTCAGGATTCCTTGCTATTGTTTGAGAAGCATAATGATAATATGGGGCAGTAGAAAGTCGCTTAAAATGTACTTTAGAAGCATCAATACTTTGGTCATTATGTTTTTTTATATGCTCTCTTGCTCTTGAAAGTCTTGCATGATAATCCTGATCTTCACAATAAGCACCCAAGAAATTTTCATCAAACCATCCAATAACCCTTATTGTTTCTCTTGTAACTAAAAAGCAAGAAAAATCAGGTCCCTCAGCCCGCCAACCCTCAATAGGCCAAGTATCAAAATCTGTAAAGGGCTCCGGTAATTCCAAAGTAAGCAAAGTATCAATACTCATCCTATCTTTAATATTATCACCTGTAACCATTAAATAACCGGTTTTTTCAATAAAAGCCTGTAAATGGGGTAATGTCTTAGGATGAAGAACAATATCGTTATTTAATACTGCAACAAACTCGCATTCATCATCCTCAAAAGCCATCCTAATTCCTTGATTCCAAGAAGCTGCAACACCTTTTTTTTCATTATTTCTTACATAAATAAGCTTTTTACCATAAAGCATGTCAGCCCCATTCATTTTTTCACCCCATCTTTGAGTTCCATCAGTTGAGGCGTTATCAATAAGAATTATAGTGCAAGGGCTTTGAATAGACTCAATTGCCGCTTTAGTAAGCTCAAGGCAATTAATGACTGGCATTACAACGTATGTTTTCATTTAATTTAATAATCTTTTTACAAGCTCATAAACTACATTTACTGTTACTGCATTCCCAAGCTGTTTGTATCTCTGAGTGTCGCTTACTCCCTCAGTCCAGCCATCAGGAAATCCCTGAAGCCTCTCGCATTCAACTGGAGTGAGCCTCCTGATGCTGACTCCCTGCGATACAAATGGCTCATTGTCTCCTCTTTTGTGCTGAGTGGCCTTGATCGCTGGAGAGACATCCCTCTCTGAATAAGAGATCTTTCTTTCTCCGTTTCCGTATCTTGGAGCAGGAGCAAGGATCTTTGGCTGATGATTTCCTCCTGTGCCTGTCGGAAGAGTTGGAGAAATGCCATCCGTTCCATACACTCTGTCCTGATAGTGAGCCGAATCAGTATCGAGCCTCTTGATCAAAGGCCTTTTGACAAGATCTGTGTGTGTTTTTAGAGTTGGAGAAACCTTTTTCTGCTCATCAACCCATTTTTCTTTTGAATTTTTCCAATACACCATATCTACTTTTTGACCTGCTTCATTATTTTCTGAGTCATCTCCGATGAGAGGAAATACTTTGAGTCTGGATTCTCCTCTAGTATATCCGACAATGAACACTCTTTCCCGATTCTGGGGAACTCCGAAATTCTTGCTGTTAAGCACTTGCCATTGAAGGTCATACCCCAATTCATCAAGCGTTGAGATGATGGTTGAGAAGGTGCGTCCTCCGTCATGGGAGAGTAATCCTTTGACATTTTCAAGGAGAAATAATTTAGGTCTTTTGGCACTAAGAATCCTTGCGATTTCAAAAAAGAGCGTACCCCTTGTATCGTTAAATCCTCCCCTTTTTCCAGCAATTGAGAAACTTTGGCAAGGGAATCCACCAACAAGTAAATCATGGTCTGGAATTTCTTCTGCTCTAACGGCAGCAATGTCCCTTGTATCTGGTTTGTGTTTGAAGTTTTTTTCATAAATTTGTGCCGCATATTTATCCCACTCATTTACATAAACACACTCATGTCCAAGTCTGTTAAGTGCAAGGTCAAAGCCTCCGATACCTGCAAATAAAGAAACATATTTCATTTAACCGCCATTGCTTGAATATTATACTCTGCAAACCCAAGCAAATTTGCATTATTATATCCAATATAATTTGCCAAAAGCGCTGGATTCAATTCTTCATATCTGCTAAAACCTATTGTTTCTGAAAGTATTTTTCCCAACTCATAAAAATTATATCCCCACTTATGATAATCTCCAACAAACCCATTGTAAGGACCAAAAATATTAACCATACAAATAAACCAATCTTGCCAAGGACCATCTCTATTAACTACATGCTCAGCAATTTTGGAAATATCCGGACAAGCAATGAACAGTTGTCCACCCGGCTTTAAGATTCTTAAAAACTCCTTTAAGACACCATCTTTCTCGTGCAATCCCAAATGCTCAACACAATGCCAAAAAACAATAAAATCAATTGAATTATCAACTACATCATCAAAAGGTTTGGTAAAATCCCTAAGCTTTTCAAGCCTCCAGCCACTAGCTGATTCAGTCTGAGCAAAATCAGAATTTTCCCACTCAATATCGTATTCATTATTTAAGTGTATGGGGCCAGCCCCTATGTTCATCCCTTTTCTCATAACAAATCCTTTCTTATAAACATAACGTCATTATGGGGTTCAACAGGACTATCCTGAATAAAACCTTTTTTCTTAAGCCATTTAATAACCGTTTTTGCCATTGGCCCATAATAATAAGTTGGTTCATCTGATAGCTCAATATTCAAAAATTCAAAACCATATATAAATTCGCCAAAACTTCTTAAAACCTCAAGCTCTTTTCCCTCAACATCAACAACAAGACAATTAAAATTACTCATATCAATTTCTGGATGCTTGTCAAGCCATGAAGTAAATTTTTGAACCGGAATCTTAATTCTTCCTATTGGTTTTAAGTCAGGAAATTGTTGCAAATACTCTTCAGTCATATTAAGAACAGAGCTTGACTGACCATCACCGGGAGCAACATTCAAAGAGGCCTCACCATCATAATTTAATATTCCAATAGGAAACAATGAACCCTTTGCTTCCGGATGTTTATTTCCAAACCTTTCAACTGCCTCCGGCAATGGCTCAAAACCTATAACATGCTCTATACCCATTTTCATATATTGAGGATACTCATACCAATCATTAGCGCCCACATGCACAACACCCTTAATATCATACCCTTTGCGCGTAAAATGGCTTATTTTTACGTTTTCTTCCCCTTCTTGGTATGTTGACAGTTCTTTATTCATTTTTTTACTTTAATAAAATAATCTGTGTATCCATGCTTAAAGTAATAATTTCCTTTTCCAAAGGCTTTATCACACCAATTTTTCATTTGATTCTCAGCAATTTGGTTATAAGGCAATTCAATCGGAGCATCATCCATGTGAGGAGGAGTTCCTTCATCGGGAACCACCAGCAAAAACAATCCTCCCTTTTTAGTAACCCTTAAACCCTCCTGCAATGTTTTTAAGGGATTACTATCGTGTTCCAAAACAGACAAACATAATACAAGATCAAAAGAATTATCCTCAAACCTTAAAGAATGAGCATCCATTACCTCGTCAACCCCTCTCCCATCAATAAGATCAATACCATAATAATCTCCGGTATCAGAAATCATATTTAACCAAGGCTCACCTTTTCCACAAAAATCATAAGTCCTCATAGAACCAGAAACATCTAGGGCTCCTATATCTAAAATTTTGTTAAATTTTCTTGTTTTTGTAGTACATACATCCATATTATCCCCAACAATGCCACTTCCCATTCCAGAAGGTAAATTAAGACTATTTGGAATAGTCTGAGAAACTACAAAATCATGTGAATATCCATGCATATTAAAATTTATTCGGCTGTGCCGGGTCAAAAGCTTTCATCACCCAAAGATCAGTATATCTCTTTATTTCAGTTGCATCATCGTCAAAATGCATTGCTACTTTTTCATCAACCATTTTTTTTGCTTTCCAAGCATAACCATTAACAATAGTTTCTACAGCTCCCCAAACATGAAAAAAATCCGGCTTAAAGCCTAGTTGAGGCAATATTTTTTCCTTAAAATTCTCTCCTGTATATGGATCCATTTCTCTTTCGCCAGTTATAATTCCAACTTTATGACCAGCTTTTTGAAGTTCAAAAGCCATCACATCAAAAAATTCTTTATATTCAAAATATGTTCCGTAAAGGTCAAAAGAAATTGTCATAAAACTAAAACATCATCATAATCCTTAAAAGTTTCATAACCGGTTGCTAGATCTCCATAAGTATTATGCTTTCCCGTAGGAATAACAAGCTCTGGTTCAATTGAACCTACCAAAAAACCATCCTTTACTATCTTTTGGCAAAAAGCCCAATCCTCAGAACCCATTATTTTTTTCTCAGCATTTCTCATTGTTTCATCAAAAGGACCATATTTTTTCCATGTAGTCCATTCCATAAGCTGAGAGTAACCTGAAACTGCATCCTTAAATCCTATTCTGTACCCTTCACCTACAGGATCTGAACCATTATTTTGAAGATAAGGATGGCAACTTGCTCCCAAGACCTTAACCTTTCCACCGGAAAGATAATTTACATGATTATAAGCTTCCAAAAGCTTTTCAAGCCAACCCTCTTTGAAGTAAACATCATTATCAGTATGATATAAATACTGCTTTGCTTCACCCCTTCTTTCCAAAGCATTACAAATAAAATTTCTTGATGCGCCCGGACCAATATTTAACTTATTATAATAAACCTCAAGTTGAGCATGATGTTTTTCCTCATAATCCATAAGTTTTTCTATATTTTCAGGATCAGAATTATCATCAACAATTGTTATTTTAACAAGATTCAAGGAAGTATTCTTAAGCAAAGAATCCAAAGATTGCTTTGTCAGATCCCACCTATTATGAACCGGCATTATAATATTAACTTTTTGCATATTTTTTTAATTTGTAATTTATTAATTCCTCTTTAGCCCACAAATAAGTCTTACCAATTCCTTGCGCAAGTGATACTTTAGGATTGTAATTCAATTGTTTAATAGCCTTATGAATATCAGGGCATCTCCTTTGAGCTTGATCTCGCGGATATTCAGGAGGCATTTCCACCTGATTAATTTTAACAGATGAACCTATTAGCTTCTTCATTTCAAAAGCGAGGTCATACATTGACAGCTCTTGATCTGGGTTGCCGATGTTAAAGACCTCGCCATTTTGAGAAGAAAAAAGGGTCTTAAAAAACCCAATCATTGCATCTGTTATATAACAAAAAGTTCTGGTTTGAGTTCCGGGAACATGCACAGTTAAAGGCTCATTTTTTAATATTTGAAATAAAAATTTTGGAACCACCCTATCATCTTTCACTCTCATTCCCGGACCATAAACATTGAACGGTCTAACCCATTTAACCGGAACGTTATGAACCTTATTATAAGCAACACAAATTGCCTCCTCCATTCTTTTTGATTCATCATAACAAGAACGAGGTCCAATAGCGCTTACATTTCCATTATAATCTTCTTTTGTCGGCACAAATTCAGGATAAGGATTACCATACATTTCACTTGATGAAAAACAAAGAAAAGATTCAACTCCGGTTTTAACTGCAAATTTCATAAGATTTATTAAGCCCAAAACCATTCCTTCAATTGTTTCAATAGGAAATTTTCTATAATACACAGGAGAAGCAATTCCGGCTGCATGAATAATAAAATCCACCTTATCACCCTCTTTGGGCTTCCAAGTTGATATATCTCCTTGTATAAACTGAATATTATCATCAATGATGTAACCAAGAGCATTATTGGCATCTGAAGCAATTCCAGAGTCCATAACATATACAGTGCAGGGCTTATCAAATATAAAAGAATTCAAATAATAAATAACAGCAACAAACCAACTACCAAGAAATCCTGAACCTCCTGTTATAAGAACCTCTTTGCCCTCAAGCCTTTTAAGATCTTTTAGGCCAACTCCTTCAATAATTTGCCAAATATCATTTTTTAATAAATATTTCATATAATTCTAACGTGCGGAAAAGGTACTATAAATGACCCTTTATACCCATCAGCCCTGCACTTTTCAACAATTGAATCTGCAAAATTCCAAGCAAAAATAAAAACAAAATCAGCAAATCCCGGTAGTATGTTGCGGTTATAAGGTTTTATTTTTATATGAGTTCCAGGCAAATACATATTCCACTTTGCAGAAGAATCTTCCAAGATAAAATCAATATAATCAGAAGTTATTCCATAATAATTAGTAATTGTTGTTGCTTTTGCCGGAGCCCCATAACCAATTATTCTCTTATTTTGACGCTTGTATTTATTTAATAAGCTCATTGTATTTATTTTATTTTCCTCAAGCATTTTAGGAAACTTATAAAAATGAAAAGAATTAGTCAAATTTTTCTCACTAGGTAATTCAACATATCCTTTATCGGATATTTTATTTGAAATAAATACCCTCATGGATCCTCCATGAGTAGGAATAAATTGAACTTCCTCAAAGGTCATATTTTTTCTATCAAGAAGCACAGATAACGGATATAAATGCCAATAAGATAAATGCTCATGATAAATAAGATCAAAAGTTCTCTGATTTAACATTTCCGGAAGATATGCTACTTCAAGCATAAAAATACCATCATGAGCTAAAAGATATTTAACTCCATTAAGTATAGAATCCAAATCGTCAATATGCGCAAAAACATTAGTAGCTGTAATAAGCTTTGCAGTTCCATAATCTTTACTAATTTTTGCGGCAAGTTCCAAATTGAAATATCCGTTAATAGTTTCTATTCCCTCCCCGTTAGCTTTACCGGCAATTTCAGTTGCCGGTTCAACACCTAAAACCCTTGCACCCTCTTTCTTGAATGGCTTAAGCAAAATGCCATCATTAGAACCTATGTCAACAACTAAATCATTTTTTTTCAATTTATCCATTGCAAACAACTGCACTGCTAATTTTTCAAAATGGTCCCTAAATACTTCAGAGGTTGATGAGTGATACAAGTAATTTTTGAATAATAAGTCAGGATGAACAACATGACTAAGTTGCACCAATTTGCAATTAGTACATTTAATAAGAGTAAGAGGATATTTTTTCTCATCCTTAAATTCGCTTTCATTTTTAAGTAAATTATTGGCTAGTGGTTGCATACCAAGACTAAACCAAACAGTAAAAGATTCCCCCAAACATGCTCTGCACTTTTTAACTTTTTTATACTTTTCCATTAAAATTCAATTCTTTCTAAATCTTTTTCATATTTTTCCGGAGTTCTTGGCTCAGTTGACATTGCTATAAACTCCCCACTAGTAATAAAAGTAAATTTGTGAGCCTCGCCGGGTTCCGAAAAAACAACATCCCCTTTTCCAAGCAACATTGACTGGTGCTTTCCTTCTTGGTCAATCCATTCAAATTGAATTAGCCCCCTAGTAACCATTGTGTAATGGGAATCCTCCTTGTGTTTATGTTGACCCCTAACAGCTCCCTCAACGCCAGTAATAAACATTACATTTCTAACAACAGGATTGTCAGGCAAAGCGTTCATAATTGCACCTCTATCGTCAAAATAATTTTCTGATTTATAAAACTTCATATTGTTTTTTAAGATTATTAAATACCAAATTCATAAGCCTATCATTTTCAGTTCCCGGACCTTTAGGACCATTAAAATGAACAATACATGGATATGAATCGGTTTTAATATTATAAAGTCCATTTTTGCCAAGCTTAAATTCTTTTTCAAATTTACAATCTGCCATTGTCTGAAAAATCCTAGCCTTTGTATCAACAACAATTGGAGGCAATGTTCCCTGTCTATAAGCAAGCATCCAATGCGCTTGATCATTGTTTTGAATATTATAAAATGGTTTACAGGCATTAAGAGCTGCAAGAACAGCGTCAATTGTACCTAAAAAATTACCCGGATTCATAAAACGATATGGACCTCCGTCATCAGGAAATAAATTTGCAAAATCAGGGAAAGGGTAAATTGTTTTTTCACCAGAAACCAACAAAGAAGGATTTTTCATAAAATCATATTTTAAGAGAATTTCAGTTATACCAGAAAGAAAAAAACTGTCAGCAAAATCAGTATAAAGAACATGAGTAAATTTATTTTTAAGATTATTAACGACAACTCCAAGCTTATTTATCTTGCTATCAAAAAATGAGAAAAATTCACCTTTTCCAAAAACTTCTAGTTTTATTCCGAAAGTATCAGCAGACCATTTTAATCTCATAAATTTTTCATCGTAATCTTTATCATAAAATCCAGCAGTAACAATAGCTAAATTCATGGTTTTTTTCTTATTACAAGATCCCAATAACTCTCGGATTCCCATCCAGTTGTATATTCATCTGCGGCTTTTTTAACACCATCAAAAGCAACATTGTTGTAATCATGGAACCCAACATAACCACCAGAAGCGAGAAAAGGCAAATAATTCTTGCAATCATTTGCAACATCTTTATATTCATGAGAACCATCAATAAAAAGAATGCTTATTTTCAAAGGTAAAAGTTCTTTCACAGCCTCTTCTGAAGGCATATTAATAAAAGTTACAAATTCATTATAAGGTTTTATATTTTTCAAAAACTGCCTTTTTGCATAACTACCAAATTTCTCTTGGTTATAATAATTTTCAGGATAACTATCAATACAGGTTAAATGTCCACCCAACTCTCTTACTGCCTCTGAAAATATTATTGAAGATGCTCCATGAGCGCTTCCGATTTCTACAATTCTTGGCTTATTAAACTCAAAACAATGCCTATACATTGGCTCCATTTCTTCCGGCCTTACTTGCACAAGCTCAACTTTATCTAGTTTTTCCCAAAGCTCTTTGATTGACTTCATAATACTCTTACAGGCAAACTTATATCATGATTGCCAGGCTTCCACTTCTCGTAAAGTATAGGATGAGCATCTTGATGAATTTGGGCTTTACTTTTACCAAAGGGTTCATTCCAATCCTCACCAACATCAGTCCTACCACCTAAATGTTCAGCATCCATTGAAATAACATAATTTTTATAACCGGCATTAAGTGATTCAAGGCAAATATCATTATCATAATTGTGATGTGGAGGAAAAGATCTATCAAACCCGTCAAGCTCATTTAATAACCCAGTTCTAACAATCAATGAAAAGCCATCCATGACCGCAACCTCCTCAAAATCCCCACGCGGAGGTCTAAAACCATGAATGGCCGGATCCATCTTATAACAAGCGCTTACATTTTCAATTCTTATCAATTGTTGCATTACATAAGGACTTCTATAAATATCATTAGTCCCAATTCCCTTAGCTCCATAAAACCCAGCAACTCCACATGCCGGCAAATCTTGAAGATACCTTAACAATTTATCATCCCAACCCTTATCATAAATCATAACATCGTTGTGAACGTAAAAAATAAAATCCGTACTATGCTTTAAGACTTGCCAAGCTTGATTCATTGCAGGCATTACACCCTTATTTTCTTCATTTCTAATAACAAGATCGCCCTCTCTAAGACCTTTAAGCCAATCCCTGACTGGAGGATTTGAGCCATTATCTACAATAATTAAAGGTAATTTCCCATTACCTTCATTTTCCCTTAATGTATCCAAGAACTTTTGAGTAAGCTCACGCTGATTCAAAACCAATACTACAACTGCTATTTTCATTGCTTAATTCCCTCTCTTTCTACATCCCTTTCACTCAAAACAGTAACCCCATCATATTTAACAGCAAATTGTTGAATCATAAATCCAGTAGGCTCATAATTTAAGGTTTTTATAGGATGATCACCTTTTTTAATTGGAGTTTTATATACAAAGTATTTCATTTTATTATTTCTTTTGACGGTGGAAGATTACCCGTAAACTTCCACCCCCTAGGATCATTGACAATGTCGTATCCAGGATTATCAGTTTCTCTTCCAAATTTATCAACAAAAATTTTTTGCTTAGCTTCAGTTTCAATTATTGCAGCTGGTTGCCTCTTTCCAATTCCGGCATCAATAATTTCTTTTTTATCTAATTTTTTTTGTTTTTCTTTGCAAGAAGAACATCGTTTATTCCAATCCTCAATTGGAATCTCAGTTACATTACAAAAAAGACAAACAGCAGTTGATTGTTTTCCACTACCATCAACAGTTAATATTCTTTTTTCGTACTTATTAAAAGTTATACTTCTCATACAGGCTTAACCTTTTGAATCTCTCTATCCTTTTCAATGTCATCACTTACCAAATGATCCGTTGTAAGAAAGATTGCAGCAACAGAAAAAGCATGTCTTACAGCAAGCTTTGTTACCTTAACAGGATCAATAATTCCTTCTTTTATCATTTCTACAGGTTCTCCGGTAATCAAATTACAACCAATTCCATTTTCAAAATTATCATTTAACTCCTCAATACCGGCATTTTTTAGCAATGTAGCGTAAGGAGCTTGCAATGCCATTGTTACCAATTCAGAAAAACCTTTTAATTCAAAACTTATATCTCTTAAAGCTACACCTCCGCCGGGAACAATACCTTCAGAAAGAGCCGCTTTTACCGCATAAACAGCATCAATTGCTCTTTCTCTTTTTTCATCAATCTCAGTTTCTGAAGCACCACCTATATTTATAATTGCAACTCTTGATGATAGCTTAGCCATCCGTTCTTCAAGCTTTCCCTTCTTAAATAAATTCGTTTCATTTTTAATTTGGGTTCTAATGGCATTAATTCTTTCCTCAAGCTCTTCCTTGTCCGGATTTTTAGGAGTAATTGCAGTTTTTTCTTGTGTAACCATCAATGAAGAAAACCGGCCCAAATCTGAAATTTTTACATCTTCTAATTTTTTATCAAGTTCTGAAGAAATTACATTACCACCTAGCATGACCGCTAAATCCTGAAGCATTTCTCGTCTTCTATCAGCATACTCAGGAGCCATTACAGCAATTAATTTAGCATTTGTCTTTAATTTAGTTAAAACAAGAGCATTCAAGGCGGGGCCAACAACATCATTTGCTATTATCAAAAGGGGTTTATTATTATCTTTTATAACCTGTTCAACAATTCCTACCAATTGCATTGCATCGGCTATTGTATAATCAGTCAATAAAACATAACCATCTTCATATTCAGCTACCATTTTATCTGGATTTGTCACAAAGAAAGAGGACAAATAACCATTATCAAATTCCAATCCATTTTTAATTTCCAAGCCAGATTCAAAACCAGTTGACTTCTCCACCATTACAAGTCCTTCACGACCAACTTTTTCAATTGCATCAGCAACAAGATCTGCAATCTCATCATTAGCAGAAGAAATTTTTGCAACATTTCTGTATTCCTCTTTCTTAGACAATTTAACAGCTTTTTTATCAAGCAATTCAATTATTGCTTCTGAAGCTTTTAATAATTCATTTTTTAGAATCATTGGATTCATCTTGCCGGTGATAACACCATTAACCGTTCCTCCCTCAACTAACTTAAAGCCCCCCTGAATTAGAGTGTTAGCAAGTAAAGTTGCAGTCGTAGTGCCATCACCGGCAAGATCATTTGTTTTTATAGCAGCTTCTTTTAGAAGAGTTGCCCCCATGTCTTCAAAAGGATTTTTCAACCTAATTTCCCTTGCTACGGTTACGCCATCATGAATGATTCTAGGACTTGGGTAAGATTGATTAAGAGCTACATTCCGGGACAATGGCCCTAAAGTAGAAACAACAGGTTCAGCTAATTGATTTGCTCCCGATGCTAATAATTCTCTTGCTTCTTTTCCACTTTTTATAATTTTATAATCACTCATGGCCTATTTTATAAAAGCGTAACACATCATAAATACTAATTACAACTAGACATTTTTATATCAAAATATACATAAATCATATCAATTTATTATCTTGCTGATACTCTTCCCACTTAAAATAAGCAAGCGTATAAGTACCTCTTCCCCATTTGTCCGGAAACCTTCTATAAGCATCTGCCTTAAGCCAATCATCGTACATTTTTGCTTTTCCATTATAATAAACACAAATCTTAAAACCTTTATAACTTTCCGGAACTGCAACATACCATGCTCCCGGTTTACCAATTTTTTCACCGGGAAAAATTGATTCTGCATTATAAATCTTACTTTTAATATTGTTATTCAAGATATGTTTCATATCAAACGAGAAGGACAATCTGTTAAGTTATGACACTTACATCTTTTTAATTTCATATAACCTCCTTCCCCTCACTCTCTCCCATCAAATAGATTGTTAATTACTTTGGTGACATCTGAAATGGCTAATTTATAAATTTTATGTGACCTAGTTGTATCTGGCATCCTCTCCAAAATAAGCTGTTTGAGCTTCTCCCGCTCTTCTTTAATCACTTGGGCTATGAAAAACACAACATTTTTCGCTACTTTACAATCACAATCATTAGGTTCTTCAGCCAATCTATATGAACAAGACTTCTCATGTATTATTTTGTGTTTTAGAGTGTCTTCCCATGTTTCTTCCATTTCCTCCCACCCTGCTTCGGTATGTTCCTTTTCTTCACTATTATACCTTTCAACAATACCTTCAAGTTTTTTTATATCAATTTTCTTAGGTTTAATTTTAGGTAATGTATCCTTTTCTTCGCTCGGCTGACACTTATGAATATTTGAACCTACTGCATTAACATTCTTTTCTCCACACTTATAACAAGTTCCACCATTCACACTAATTATTTTTTCTGCCTGTTGGTTTTTAGGATTAGTTTTCATAAGCATATATATGTATTAACATTCTCTTTTGATTATCAACCTCATCTTGTATTTTCTCTTCTCTGTTAGGCTCATTAACAGGAGTATTAGCGTCTACAATCTTCTTTACTCTTTCTAAATCTTGCAATAAGCCCATACAGTATTGGCATTTGTATAATCCGAAATCAAAATACCAAGCATTATCTGGCTTACAAGCACAAATCCTTTTTTTTACTGATAAATATACCCTTCATATTCATTTTTCACTATCGGTAAGGTGACGTAATCTTTTAGCTACGTCTTGAGCAGTGTGACCATCCCATTCATCAGCTCTTTCTCTTTCTTCGCAATGAAATAAATCCCAATCTTTCAACTCATAATGGTTTGAGATTTGTCCTGTTGGTAAGTCTGCCATTACGATAAACCACCCACCACCGAAACAATCTTCTCCGTCATGATGCTTCCAGCTCTTATGAATATTATATTTGCCCTGCTGTGCCCACTCATTAAATAATGCTGCGTTGTAAAGTTTCCTAAACTCATAAAGCTCTTTGAAAGTGTGATAGCCGTCTGATGTATTTTCATCAACCGCCCTCTCCTCTATGGTCTTGAGGGATTTTATAAGAAAGGCTTCTTCTTTTGCCTCATACCAAGCGTTAGGTTCATAGCCTGCTTGACTTCTTAATTCCTTCAACTCCTTTAGTATTTCTGAATAATCTTCTGTTTTGTTCATAGGTTAAAAATCCTCATTTCTTGCTCTTATTACTTCTTCGCTATCTGCCCACCCGTTGATTGTCTTCCATTCCTCTTTGCCACAAGAATCAATCGTAGGTATGGGAGCCTCACAAGTCCTGACAAAACTGCCCTCATATTTCCAGATGTGTTCATGTTTTTCTTTCTTCTTCATCTTATTCTCCTACCTCCTTGTTGGGGAGGGACTTTTCATATTCTTCAATCTCTTTTGTATATTTCATATTGCTTTAGTCGGTATCGGTTACAAAATTAAATTGATTTAAGAAAAGGCCTTTTGGGACCTTCTTCATATCTAACCCAATCGGCTATCGTTCCACCAAATTCTTTACCGCAACGAGCACAAATTATTCTTTCATAGGCAATAACCCATCTCCAATCATGTCCTAAAAAGTAATGTATTATTTTTCGCATATACAAGTGTAAGTCCAGTGATTACATCTTCCACACATGATGTAGGCATATCCTCTAAAATAAACTATATAGTCCTTCATACTCCCTCAGTCGGAATCGGTTACAGATTTTTTTCCCTCCTTAAGTCCTGATTTATAAGCCCATTCCATCAATCTATAAACTGCATATAGCTGTATCAATAAAAATAAAAATATTAATAAACATTCCATATTTATGCCCCCTAAACCCTATCAATAAAACTTAAAATTTCATTGTAGCACTCATTGCATAATTTTTTCTTATTTCCGGTAAATCTTATGTCTTCACCCGGAAAAATATTATGAGGACAAAAAGAACATTTTGAAGTATATTTTGAAGGATATGCTTTTTTATTTTCCCATTCTTCTCTTAAAATGTTTTTTGCTTCAGAATCACTCATATTACCAAACAATAATTACACGACACAAAGACTCACAACTTAAATCTTTTTTAACAGCCAAAGAAAGATCTGCAACCCTGTTGTATTTACCAAAACCGCCCGTATCAGTTACTTTTGCAACAACCCATTTTTTATTAACTAAATTAATAATGCCAACATAACCATTCAAAAGTTTATATTTTTTAACAATTTCCGGGGTCAAAGCAATAGTATACCTACTATCATTCAAAACCTCGCCATTTGCCATTATCTGATTAATGCTACAACCAAGACATCCGGCTTTTGAATAATAAGAAGCAATACCTTGGACTTCGCCAGCGAAAGATTGTGAGGTACTTAACAAAAAAAGTGTGAGCAAGATTACAATTAGCTTCATTTTTAATCTTTTGAATATCCCATTATAAATCATAAATAATTATTTCCATTTCTTAAAATCTTCAGCATCTAAAAATTCTGGATCCTTAAAAAGATATTTTAGAAAATCCCTTAATGGTTTTAACTTTTCAACTATTTTTTTCATAATAAAGGTAATTGGTTTTCCGGAAGTTCATGCCTTCTACAACTTCTGCAAAGCTTTGCCCTTGCCCTACTTCTTTTATATGATTGCCTCTGATTATTACATCCTGCACACTTAAAAAAATAAATTCTTCGCTCTTTATAAATTCTTGTTGTCATAGTCTATTTTTATTTTATTGCGCGTCTGTACCATGCGCGCCCCGGTTTGGAGAATCTTACTCTTCACCCTCCATATCTTCTTGTGTGTAGTCGCGGTCAAGCACCCCACCCCACTCACCATATACCTTGGACATTTCTTCTATCTGCTCTGGATCAAGTTTATCTCCCAACTCAAAGTCTTGGACCCAAAACTTTCCTTTATCATTCTCTTTCTTACTTGCCGTAGCAACAACTTCATATTCCCAAGTCTTACTAATTCCTGCCTCTTTGAAACGGTTAATAAGCCTTCCAAAATTAGAAAAGCTACTAACAGATATTGCGAGTATAAATAGTTTTTTAGTATCTGTTGTGATGCCAAGCGCTAATACCTGCTTCGTTGGTTTTACAACCATTTTACCGTTCTCTTCTCTTTCAAAATCAGTGATTTGATGTTTTGCCCTAATCAAAACAAACGATAGCCTTGAAAAACATTCTTGATTATCATTAAAATAAAAGGTTCCTTCAGGAGCTTCGGTATCACCATTAGGCAAAGCTTTATATAAATCAATATTCTTACTCATGTATTGAATCAGCCTCACAAAAGGAACGGGAACTATACTTGCGGGAACATCCTCAAGGCCCTGTATATTCAAACCAGGAGTTCTTAAAGAAATCTCTCTATTCTGTACTTTTGCTAAAGCACTATCTTCTGCTTGAGAAGTAAAATTTTCATCTAAAGATTCTTCTATTTCTCTTACATCCTTTTCACTTAACGATTGATTCTTTGTCATATTACTCACCCCCTTTCTTTTTAGATAACTTTTTATAATATGTTTTATTAAGCCATGAAATTACTTTTTTGTATTCATAACGAGCGACACCACCAACAAAAAGAACCGGCAACCCTTTAAGTTCTAAATTTTGAATATGTCTTTCACTTACATTTAGCTTAAGAGCAAGACTGGTTCTAGTCATTAATGGTTCGTTGTTCATGTCTATTCTAGTATATTCATATTTATTCATTTTTGTCAATAGGCAAATTCCGCTTCAATTCATTTAATTTCCAAAAAAACATCTTATCTCTTGCAAATACATTTGGGTAATCAGCTGCAAAAGAAAATGCCCTACCAATAAGAGCCGGGTTTTCCCTTTTACAGACAGCAAAGTAAGCGGAGTATCTTTTTCGCGGAATATTGAGTTTCTTTATTATTTCAAAAGCCCGGACCTGAAATTCTCTTGTTACTCTGCTATTAACAGGTCGCGGATTATATTTTAATATTTGGTCTATTTTTTGCATTTTACCATAGGCTTTGCCTACCCCCTTTAACCCCCAGGCACCTTCGGTCATTTTACTCTCTACCCTCCTAATGAAAAATCAAAGATTTTTCATTGAGGTAAACTTATTAGTTTGGGTAATATATGTCATGGTAAAAGAAATTAATTTCATATTTTATTTTTAAGCCGGCGACCCCGTTCTAAAAAAGACTCAAAATTACTTTTAGTTGTTTTAGATGGATAATTTTCTTCAGCCCAAGAAGTATGACAAATTTCAGAACAAAAAGGAAAATGCTTATTTACAGGAGGGTTATTTTTACAAGATCTGCAAAGTATTATTTTTTCAACTTGTTCTTCCATAAAAAAAGCTTTTAGTCCCTGGCAAGGTCCATGAACCTTTGGCAAGTCGCCTTGCCAAGAACTAAAAGCTCTTGTGATTCATGGTTTATGCTTTTGCCCCTCTTGCCGTAGGGACGCCACTTATAGTGGACGTAATAAAAGTGTAAGAGATTTGTTAAAATTTGTCAAGTATTATTTTGAATTCATTCTGTCATGATGATTCCAAAATGCTTGCAAGTTTCCTATATTTTGGTCCTTACCCTCTTCTAAAGCAATAAAAATACTTTTCATCCAATTATCCAATCGCTCCAGCCTATGATTTTGTTCCGGCGTTAAAGGTGCTTGGGGAACTGCCTCCTGCATTAAGTGTTCTGTATTCATGGTTTGCAATCATTATTCTTCTCTGCTCTCTTAATTGTAAATCTATTGGTTCTAAAGTTACAAGTATGCCATCAACTACATCTAATTTATAAAACTTATTTGGTTGTATTTTTTCCATAATTGGCAAGCTCTTCTCTTATTGCAGTAATTCTTTGTTGTTCTAATGCACGATCTAGTGCTTCAACCTCTGCCTGCCGTCTTCCTTTTCTTGTATCAGGCGGTCTTAGTAAATGAACTTCTTCTTTAGATTTTATTTCAATTGGTCGCGTTTTTTTATACCAAATCTCACCATCAAAATCTAACTGTCTCGAACAATGTTCTTTAAGGACTTCCGGATATACATAATCTGAAAAAATATCAAGACCACCATTGTTAAAAGCATTGGCTGGTAACATTTCACCGCTTATATAACGAATATATATGCTTCTTTCTTGAACAGGTTTCATAATTAATAATTTTTAATATTTGGCCTAAACCAATTCCATATAGAACTAACAGCTCCAGCTGATATTCCAAATGCAATTGCTAATTCCACAATATGTCCCTGAACATAATTAATAACTGCATCAGGCACTCCAGGAACAGCCCATACAACAGTAAACAATCCAATTCCAAATCCAATAATTGCTTGAGCAACTGTTGCAAGTCCTCTACCTGTTGCGCTATCTCTTTGTGGTAATCTCATAAATATCACCCCCTAACTAAATAATTTTTTCAAAATTTTTTTTATACTAAAATGATTATGTTTTTTATAAAAATCTTTTTTTAGTTTTATCACCTGAATCCAAGTGTCGTTGTAGCTTTCTGAAATTCCACAAAGGCTACAACTTAGCCTGCACTTCATTTTATAAATTAAAAAGCTTTTTTACTACCTGAATAAAACCTTTTAGAGCGTTTGAAGTTTCCTCTTTGGCCTGATTTGAAGGTTCAGACAAAACTGGAGCTGTGCTTAGCACTATTGTGGGTTGATTGCTATTTTGTTTTTTGTAGTTTTCATATTCTGTTCTTAAAATCATATTTTGATTAATTTGAATTTTTAATTGATCCTCTAATTCTTTTATTTTTATTTTTTCATTAATGCATGTATCGTTTTTTTCTGGAGTAACCGGAGCCGGATTTAACAAACTTGGATTCCAAGCAACTTTTATATATTCCAAAATTCCACGAGCCACACCCTTAGCAATTCTATAAATTCCCTCATCAGAAGAAAGAAGAAATCTATCGGGCTCGGTATCAATAAAACCGCATTCAACAAGAGCTGCAACCGGAATAGTATCATGGACAAAGCCAAGTTTTCCATGTCTTGTGTTGTACTCCGATTTTATACCCCTGCTTTTAAGACCGGCCTCTTCAACCATAGCGTCAACCATAAATTGAGAAAGCTTTGAGCTTTCATTGTTTCCATTTCCATAATAATAAGCTTCCCATCCTGTACCGCCTCCGGAGTTTATATGAATATCAACAGCGCATCCGTCAATTTGATTTGCCCTATCATTTATCCAGGAAATTGTAGAAGTAAGGGAAATGTTATTAGGAACGTAAAGGGTCGGTACTGAATGTTTTCTTAATATTTCAACAACCCTATCAGCAATTTTAATGGTTAAATCAGCTTCATAAAGTCCATCTTTTGAAGCGCCGTTATCAACTCCCGGTTGATGTCCTGCTGATATTGCTACTGTTTTCATATTACTGGGCCAAAATTAATTTTATGTCTCCTCTTATTTCTTTTACTGCATCAAGGATAAGTATCTGGTTTGCCTCAAGAGTTGTAACCCTTTCTAAAATATCTTTATTTTCCATTTGAGTATCTTCAATGTTTTGAACTCTTTCGCTTACTGCCTCTACATTACCTACTAATTCCCGTTGGCCTTCATTAAGAGGAGCGAGAAGAGAAGTAATGTAAAGATTAATAACAGTAATCGCCAACCCTCCAACGACAATGGTAATTTGAACAAAGTTGTTTTGAAGAATCTTTTTAACAAAACCCATAGAATCATTTAATTTGACCATAACAAAATTAACAAATTTTTTCAACAATTAAATACTGCCCGACATTAGCATTCCTCCGCTTGATGGAGTTATTGCAACTGCCACATGAGCCCATCTTGCACCACCTGAAATTGTCCAAGACATTGTTGTAGGGCCGGCATTTATTAATTTATAAGAAGAGCCTGCATCAAAAGGAGTACTTTCGTTATCATAAATTAAAGTTTGACCAGCTTCTTTTGTTATTGAGCCACCAGCCTCTCCAGATGAAAGACAATCCAATATAAAACTGTTCCCCTTTGTAGGAGAAATATTTAATGAGGCATTTCCGCTTGCACCATTACTTGAACCAGCAGCATTGATAGAACTTTGCTGATTTACGTTGTTTAGACAAACAGCCATACCAATAATATTTGATAATGCTGAGCATGTAATTACAACATTAGCTGTTCCAACCGGAGGATTTATTAATTCCCATATTTCAGCCCTTACCTCATTATTATTAACATCTTGGACTTTCCTGGTTAAAGCCTGACCCTTGTAAGTAACTGAATTAATGCTAACTCCGCTAAATTCAGTTGCCACACATACATAAAGTGCTTTTTTGGGTCCTGCATTGATTACTAGAGAAAAAGTTAAAGAAGCTGCTCCTGCCTGACCTGTAGCTGTATTATTAATCTTTGCCATATTAACCAAAGTCCGCGGAAAGTGAAGTTAAATAATTAGTGCCATCAAAAAGGATGGTTAAAACATTTATATCATTTGGACCTGTTGCAAATGATGGAATAGCACTATCAACCCATTTTGTAGTTGGAAGGGTAATATCCCATCCACCAGTTCCATCTTCAATAACTATTAAAGTGAGGATTTGACCAGCAATTGCATTTGCATAGGTTAAAGTAACATCATCAGTAATAGTTACTTTTTGCCTATCTCCGTTTGAAAAATCAATTTCCTTTGAAGTACCGGAGTTGCCATTGTTATAAAGCCCTGACACCTGCTTCAAATTTGTTAAGTTTAATTCATCAATGGTTGCATCAACTATCTCTGAACCATCAGAAAGTCCTTGAAAATTTTCATTTACTTTTGAGCTTTCAATTTTTGTATTTGGAGTAAAACCATTAAGAGCCATTTTTTCCCATCCTTTCTTTTATTTCTTTTTTTCTAATTTCTTTATATTTTTTTAGAGCTTTTTTTTCGTCAATGTCATAAACTTTTAATTTAAGAGAGCGCATCCGATCAAACTGCCCATCATTGGCCCAACCAACCATTTCTTGCCCCCAAGTTTCTTTAATGCGCTCAATAAGAACTTTAACCTTTGCTTCATCTAATTCATTTATACACTTTTTGCAAACTCCATGTCTATATATCATTCCATTTGAAAGAACAAAAGAAAATTCAGCGTATTCAGGGGTTATTACCATACGCCTATCAATCTTTTTTAATATTTCAACAGTGTTGCATACACCACAGTAACCGATTTTTAATGCTTCAGCCATATTAAGAAGGAGCAACGGGATTATTCACGCTTTGACTTACTTCAAGGTTTCTTTGAATATCTTCAATCCTTTTAGCAATTTGAGGGAGTCTTGAAGATGCCTCAATTCTAACACTATCAGGAGTGTAAGAAACTGAATGAATCTGAATTACATCCGCAGCTGAAGTTGTTAAAGTTTGATCCCATACATCAACGTCCCAGAAAGCCACATCCCAAAGAGAAATATTAGCAACATCAGCATTCAAATTTCTTACTTTCAAAGATTGTCCGGGCTTTATACTTTCAATATCATAACCAAAATCTCTTGGTCCATTACTATCAACAATTGTAAAAGTGCTTCTTATTTCAGGATCTTTTTTGCTATCAATTTCTCTGTTTGAAATTGTTGCTGCAGTATTAACAACAGTTACTCTTTGGTCAACAATCTTTTTTTCATAAAGACCATAACTTGACTGAGATCCTGTATTTTCATATTTTCTAAACAATGCAGGATCCCCGCCTCCAATAAAAATAACTCTATTTACTAAATCCTCAACTCTTCTATATGTTTCTAATTTTTCCACCTCTAAACCTAAAGCAAAAGAATGATCTGCAAAAACATTGTAAGGCTTTAAGTAAATTTTGTTATCAGGATCAACTCTCCAATACCACCCAACCGGACAAAGCTCAATTATTTTATCAATGCATTCTTTAATTGTGTTTGTGTTAAAAGTATAAGAAACCGTTGTATTCGTATTTGAAATTGTACTTGCATCATAAGACACATGACCGCCAATTGCTCTGTACTTATCAATAATATCCCTTAGAATATCTGAAGGATCATAAGAATTATAGGTAAGAGTTGTGTTGCCGGAAGCATCTCTTAAAATCATACGCTGAAATTCACTAACATAAGAAAAAAGAGTTATTTCAATATGCTCATCTGTTCCATTAATAACAGGTTTATATCCTGAAATATAGCCGCAATAAATCAAAATACCATTCGGAGCTTCTTTATCAACTACCCAAATTTCAATTTTATTATTTAATGAAACATCAACCCCTTCTCCAAAGCTATCAAAATTACGATCTAAAATTACAGTAACCGCTCCCGCTCCAGCATTAATAGCCATTTGAAAAGTTGGCTCAGACAATACTTCCTTGGTCCAAGTTGCAACATAAGCGCCCATATCGTTAAAGACTCTGTAAATATATTGTTTTTTTTCAATAGACATTTTATAAATATCTTGGTTGATACGTTAAAGTTACTGTTCCTCCAGGAAAAGCACGTCCAGAAGTAGTTATTGTATAGTTATTATCTCCTGGTTCATATTTTGGAAAAGAACCAATATTCCCAATTTCCGTAGTTCCCTCCAGAGAGGTAAAATTATCAAGATTAACTGTTACAACATTTTGATAAGAAAGCCCTTGCAAGGCTCCCGATCCAAGACCTGAAATTGTAGTAGTTTGCCCCGTAGGAACATGAGAAAAAGTAAGTTTCCTTATATAAGTGCTCCCCGTTTGATTCGGAGGCGTATAAGTTATTGTCGGCCTTGCAAAAAATGTTCCTGAAATATTAACATAACCCGAAAAAGTAAAAATACCGGAAGTAACTGGAGTTACAACTGTTAATTGTTGACCAACAGAAAAAGGATCACTACATATAAAAGTAACTTCAAAAGGGGCTCTTGTTTGATTATAATGCTCATCAGCTATTGCCAAATTTTCTACAGTTGCATTAAATGTTCTACCGGTTTCTATAATAAGTTGACCCTCTTCTTCAGTGAGGGATTTTTTCATATTATCCAACAATGATTGTAAGTTTGAGGGGCTTGACCCAATAACCACACCTTTAAGAGTTATTTCTTTTTCACCAAATTCTGTTGCTACAAGCTTTACCCCTTCTCTTCTGTTAATCTTTCCCCTTATTAAGGATCTTTTGCCATAACCCTTAAAAACAACTCTTTCTGTTATGAAATTGCTGTCTTGTAAAGAAAAGCCATTAAATGTAGGATTTGCCATTATATTGCCAGTCCTTTCGCTGCTAATTCGTTCTGTCTTCCTAAAATATCAATTATTTTATCCGCAAGCTCATTTACTCTTTGATCTGAATCTAAATTAAAACTTCCGGAAATATTTATAGTTACATTAGCCCCTCCACCACCATTATTAACATCAACTCCTGTTCTTGGAATAACTCTTTCTCCTCCATGAAGAATAGCAGGAACCGCTTCTCCATAAGATCCAGGAACAAATCCTCCATGCTGAAATCCGGGAATTTTTAGACCACCGGCAACATTCCCAGCCAATTCTTTAGCTTTTCTGATTAATCCATCAATTGAATCAACCAACCATTTTACCGCTTGTATCATATCTGTAAATCTTTTAACCCACCCTCCACTCAATACATTAACAAAACTTAATACATCATTAAAATCAGTTTTTACTGAGCCCTTAAATCCACTAATAATATATTTGACAAGATCAATAGCCTTTCTAACATTTTCAGAAAAACTTATAAATCCGCGGGTTAACAATATTAATGCTTCAATTATTAACCTTATTGCAAGAAGAAGAGTTGTTCCTAATACTGCTGCTAAAGCATGTAGTGTTGGAATTAATATTGGACTTAATTCATTCCATAACCTTTGAAGTTCGGGCAATAATTCATTTCTAAAAATATTAACTAATTGCAATAATGCCGGTTGTACTATCATTGTCCAACCCGTAGCCATAAAATTCCATGCTTGAGTTGCAATAGCAATAACATTATTAAGTCCACCCATCCATTCAACCAGTTGACTAAGTAAAAGACCAACCGCTCCACCAATTGCCATAAGAATAAATAATGGAGCAAGAAATTGAGCAAGCGCAACAGCCGCTCCCAAAAGGCCTCCTGTCAAAATTCCAAGAGTTACTGCAATTGCTGTTTGATTTTTCACAAAACCATCAATTAAGCCTTTTATCTTAGGTTCAAGATCGTTTAAGAAATTTAATACCTGCTGAACTCCTTGAGAAAGAAGATCAAACGCTCCTCCCTTAATAATTTCTCCAAAACTTTCTGTTTCCGTAGAAATACCGGCTATATTAAGAGCAACCCTAACAAGTTGATCCTGAATATTTGATAATCTTCCTGAAAAGGTTTTTGATTGTTTTTCCATTAAATCCCCCCATTTGCCTTGTTCTCCACCAATAGATTCTAAAGCTTTTTGTACCATTTCAAAACTTACAGCCCCATCCTCAATCATTTCTTTCATTTCGGCTGCAGTAGTTTTTGTTTTTACCCAAACTTTTCTGGCCTCTTCAGTGCCACCGGATGCCTTTCCTATTTTTTCAGTATAATTTTCAACTGTATTTCTTAAACGCATTAGGGTTGATTCTTTTGATTTCCCAGAAGCTTCAGCTTCTTTTAATGCTTGACTGGCAATTGCCAATTTGTCGTTCATTTCCTTAACATCCCCAGCTGCTTTCTTTGCTTGTCCACCAACAGTAACCCACTTGCCACCAGCTTTATTTGCTTGATCAACCAATGCTTGTAATAATGGAACTCCAGCTTCTGAAAATTGTCTTAGTTCCATTCCTGTAAGTCTAGTTGCTGCTTTTACTTGTCCAAATGCAAGAATAAGTTGAGGCATTTTTTCCATACCTACACCGGAAGATATATTTCCTAAAGTTGAAAGAGTAGGAATTAAATTTTTAGCTTCAACATTATAAGCAAGTAATCTTTTTGAGGCTTCAACTATTGACGGAAATGTAAATGGAGTTTTCTTTGCAAAATCGGAAAGGTCAGAAAGAGTTTTAGTTGCAATATCCGCGCTTCCGGTCATTGTAGTAAAAGCAACTTTTGCTTGTTCCATATCGGAAGCAGTATCAATGATTGACTTTCCTAAAAAGCCCATTGTTCCTGCAAGAGCAATAGATCCTGCTTTTGAAGCATTAACCAAATCCCCAAATTTTGCCCCAATACCCTCAATAGTTCTTGAAGCTTGATCTCTTGCAGAGATAATAATTGCTAATTCTTTGTTTGCATCAGCCATATCTAGGATAACCGTTGCCTTTCTTTATTGAGGATTGCGCCTTTCTTTCATTATCATTTACTAACTCATTTTCCTGAAACATAAAGATTCTAAGCTCTTCTAAGAAAAAGGGCGGTTGGTTTTCATAAGTATAAAAATCCCATCCCATTTCCTTACAAGTTACATATCTTAAGTATTCAGCTGATCTTACTTTTTGGCCGATTCTAATTAATCTAAAAGCGGCCTCAGTTATTTTTTTT